TTGGCAAATGGTAAATTTATTGAAGGTATTGCCTATAATCCGAGTATAGGAAAACTATCAGTTGACATTGCAGATGATGTTCTAAGTGCGTTGGCAAATGAACGCTAACTATCTTATATATTCCGAAATGTAAACAAAATAACGATATATGAATACAGATAATAATTATTTGCCTTATTTTAAGTTGCCATATTTATCTTTATACCACGCTGATTGCATGGATATTATGAAGCAATACCCTGATAAATACTTTGATTTGGCTATTGTTGATATACCTTATGGGCTTGGCGACAAATTAACACAGGGTGGAACTTGGGCAAGTAAATACAAAAAGGGTGATGCAGATTGGGATGTGTTGCCACCTCCTGAATATTATGAACAACTATTTAGAGTAAGTAAAAATCAAATTATTTGGGGCGGAAATTACGTGCAATTACCACCGACAAGAGGTTATTTAATTTGGGACAAAGTGGCTTTAATGGATACAATGGCTGATAGTGAATTTGCTTGGACTTCTTTTGATAGAAACGCAAAAACATTTAGACACGTAAGGAATACAAGTGAAAAGCGAATACACATAACTCAAAAACCGATAAAATTGTATGAATGGATTATATCAAACTATGCAAAAGCAAATGATAAAATACTCGATACACATTTTGGGAGTGGCTCAATAGCTTTGGCAGTTTATAAAGCGAACCGATTAGATAAAATGAATTTACACTTAACAGCGTGTGAAATAGATTTAGATTATGTAAATGCTTCAATTAAAAGAATAAAGCAGTTCATCAAACAGGGCACAATTCCTTTTTAGGTTGCAAATAATAAAAGATAAACAAAATAACGATATATGAATAAAATAAATTTAGACAAGTTAATAAAAAATGGTTTCGAGAAAAAAATAATAAGCTATGAATAAAATTCACTTAAACAAAATATATAACGAGGATTGTCTGGTAATAATGGAACAAATGCCAAACGATTATTGTAATTTAACTATCACTTCGCCACCATATAATTTTAATGCCGGTAGTGGTTTAGGAACAAAATATAATAAATCTTTTAAAGATAATTTAAGTCAAGAACAATATTTTGAATGGAGTGTAAAAATAATTACAGAATGTATGAGAGTATCGAAACTCGTATGTTGGAATATTCAAATGATTGCAGGCAATAAAGAAGCGTTATTAAAATATATTGGTTATTTTCATAAAGAAATAAGGGAAATTATAATTTGGGATAAACAATATTCAGAACCAGCAATTAATGAAAAAGTGCTTAATAGTGAATATGAATTTATATTGTTGTTAGATAAAAATGGAGGTGGAAGAAAAATAGAACAAGCTGAATTTAAAAGAGGAACTATTGCGAATATAATAAGGCAGAAAAAGAATAAAAATTCAATAAAATCAAAAAATATGCAGGATAGTCATTTTGCAACATTTCCCGGTATATTACCAGCAAAACTTATGCAATATTATTCAAAAAAGGGCGATTTAATATTTGACCCATTTTTAGGCACTGGTACAACTTGCATACAAGCGATAAAATATGATAGAAGATACGTTGGTTGTGAATTAGTAAATGACTATTTTAAAATAGCAGAACAACGAATAAAGAATGAATTATTGCAAACTAAACTATTTAAAGAAACGATATATGAATAAAATAAATTTAGACAAGTTATTAAAAAATGGTTTCGAGAAAAAAGAAACTCGTAGCTTTTACATATCTTATGACGAATATTGCAAAGGTAACGAACAACTCGAAATAGTCGTAACGGTTGAATATAAACGCAATGACAAGTTGGAACTCGTGCAAAGTAGTAATTTTACCGAAATAGGTATTTTGGGCTGTTATACTCGTTTACCATACTCATCAACGAGGTATGCACTTACTTTAACAAAAATATTAAAATTATGAAAAATATATTATATTTGTAAAAAATATGAACATGATAAAGACTGTTAATTTAGATGAAATATTGCCTAATCCTGATAATCCAAGACAATTAAACGAGACAAAATTCAAATTACTCGTAAAATCGATAAAAGAATTTCCTGAAATGATGAAGTTACGTGAAATAATCGTTGATGAAAACATGATGATTTTGGGTGGAAATATGCGATATATGGCGATGAAAAAATTAGGAATAAAAGAATGCGTTATAAAAATAGCTAAAGGTCTTACGGAGGAACAAAAAAAAGAATTTATAATAAAAGATAATGTTAGTTACGGTGAATGGGATTTTGATGCGTTGGCAAATAATTTTGAAACAGAAAAACTAATCGAATGGGGATTATCTGAAAAAGAAAGGAAAGGATATTTTGAAATACAAAATGATACAGGTGAGGAAATATCTATTATTCCATATCCAATTACATTAATTGTAAATAAAAATGATTACGATAAATGGCAAGAATTAAAAAATAAATACAAAATAAAAGACGATAATAAACTGTTTTTCAAGTTAATGGAACAAATAAAAAATATTTGTTAATTTGATAAATTATTATTATATTGCGAAATGCGAAATATTAAAATAAATGATATTACTTTTGATAAAATTGAAAAGGGTGAAATAAATTATATTATTCATGGATATTCTATGAACAAAAAATATATTTCATTGCAATTTTGTAAAGAATTATTGTTTGTAAATGTTTCAAAAACAAAATCTATTATTAAAAATTTAAAAATACTATCAATCTTTGAAATGAATAATAAAAAATATTTTAAATTAGAATTTGAATGATTAACATATTTGTAGGTGAATTTATGTTTCACCCAGCACCACTTGAGTTGTCGGGCAATTATTGTTCGCATGATTGTATATATTGCTTTGCAAATATTAGAAAAAATAATAGAATAATTGACATGAAAGGATTATTTAACCAGTTAAATAAATCTAAAGTTAAAAATTATACAGATGTATTAATTAATGAGGGTTATCCGATTTGTTTATCTAATAAAAGCGACCCATTTTCTAAAAGTAATTACATTCATACAATTGAATTAGCAAAGCAATTAAATAAAAGAGGAAATGGCTTATTTATTCAAACTAAAGGAGGATATGGGATTGATGAATATTTAGATATAGTAAAAGGAAGAAATAATATAATATGGTATATTACTATAACAACAAATAATGAAGAAATAAGAAAAAGGATAGAACCTAACGCACCAACAATAAATGAAAGATGGATATTGGCTGAAAAATTAAGAAAATTAGGTTATTTAGTTATTTTAGCAATAAATCCACTTTACGAACAATGGATGCCTAAAAATGAATTAATTAAATTTATAAATAAAGCGAAATCAATAAATATAAATCATATAGTTGTAGAAGCATTGCATTTAAACAAGAAGGAAGTAAAAACATTTTCACCGAAACGCTTATCATCTTTTTTGGGTGATGAAATAAAATATTCCGTAGAGAAAAAAACTTTTCAGAATTATGTAAAGGAGATAATTCCTATTCTTATAGAAAATAATGTGTTATTTACAAAATTAGGTATGCCGTTTAAAACAGAATTTTATAATGATATTAAAAATATCTTTGGTAAAATATTCCCTAATCAATATGACTTTATTAATTTATGCCATAAAAAAGGTACAGGAACTTATAATTTTGAAGAATTTTATAATATAACAGTTGATGATAAAGTATTATTTGAGAGAAAATTCAGAGATATTAATGCTTATTTAATAAAGTCAAATATACACGAGTGGGCAAATAATGAAGAAGATAAAAAAGCATTTTCATTAAAAGAAGTATTGAGAATAATTTGGAATAATGATAAATATCCACAATCATTAAGAAGAAATCAAGCATTTAGAACTGTAGTAGATAAAAATAATGAAATAATTAAAGATAATAATCAAAATATATTATTATATTTTGACTATGGGGTTTACCCGACCGAGCGAATAATTAATATTAAATCATGTAAAAATGAAAAAAACACTAACATGGGGAGGTGAGTGGTACTAACCCAAAGGGGAGTATTATTAATACTCCCTTTAAAATTAAAATGACAAAAGAAAATATTAAATGAGTAAAAATTCCGACAAAGCAAACAGATTAAAAAAGAATTTAATCGAAGCACTCGAAAAAACATTAGGTATTGTAACAACTGCATGCAAGATATGCGGTTGTAGTCGTGATACCTTTTACACGTATTATAAGCAAGACGAAAAGTTTCGGGAAGCAGTCGATGAAATTGAAAATTTGACTTTAGATTTCGTTGAATCAAAGTTGCACAAGCTTATTGAAGGTGGCGACACAGCGTCCACGATATTTTATTTAAAGACAAAAGGCAAAAAAAGAGGTTATAACGAGACACATCATATGGACGTGAATATTGAGGACAAGAAGACGATTAACGACTTATTCCCACCTGTCGATGAGACGGATAATCAATAAAAACTTTATTCAGCTGCGTAAAACGTACCTTGACAATAAACAAAAGGGTATTATATTAGAGGGTTCGAGCCGAAGCGGTAAGACAATATCATCGATTGACTTCATTATTTGGCTTTCTACCATAGAACACGGACTGGTTATAAATTTAGTTCGTGAAACTTATAATTCATTTAAAACCACGTTATATAATGACATATCTAATCGATTAAAGGCCTTCGGTATAACAAGCCCATTCGATAACACAAAAGAAGTATCAACATTCAAGATATTCGATAATAAGATTAATTTCATTGGTGCAGATAAACCGAGCAAGTTCGAGGGTGCAGGAGCAGACATTTGGTATTTCAACGAATTACTCGATATTCCGCAGATGATTTTCGACCTGGCTGAAATGCGTTGTCGAAGATTTTGGATTGGCGACTATAATCCTAAATTCGTCAATCACTGGG